AAACGCTATCGCCTGCGCCTTTCCGCGCTGAACCCAGCGCGGCCCCATTGAAGCGTGGCGCTGGCGGCCGGGGAGATGCGGCTGATGGCGACTTTCCGCGCTGAACCCAGCGCGGCCCCATTGAAGCCTGTTCGGCGACAAGCCCTCAGAGCATGAGCTTCTGGCTTTCCGCGCTGAACCCAGCGCGGCCCCATTGAAGCGTGACGGTGCCGGAGTTTACCAACCCATGCGCACTGCTTTCCGCGCTGAACCCAGCGCGGCCCCATTGAAGCGATGACATAGCCCGCGCCGTTGAAGCCATGCTCAAGCTTTCCGCGCTGAACCCAGCGCGGCCCCATTGAAGCGGGTGATCGGCCGCCGGACGTGATTGTGCGCAGCCATCTTTCCGCGCTGAACCCAGCGCGGCCCCATTGAAGCGTTGTTTTTTCTTCTTCATGGAGACCATCCCCATGCTTTCCGCGCTGAACCCAGCGCGGCCCCATTGAAGCTAGTAATATCTGCGGCTCGCCTCTCAACTGGTGCTTCTTTCCGCGCTGAACCCAGCGCGGCCCCATTGAAGCAGCTTGACAGACACGCACGATCCCGTGCCGCTGTTGTCTTTCCGCGCTGAACCCAGCGCGGCCCCATTGAAGCTAGGAAGCCCTGCTATGCCATCGTTTCCGATACGGCGGCTTGCGTCGGCTTTTACGACAAGGACGCGCGTATTGCTGAGTAAACAAAAAAGGGCCGGTTGGTTGAAAAAGGAGGGGGGGAACCTTCTTCGGGGAATACCAAGCCGACCCAGGGCGGGGATTCTACCGTGCGGCCGTCACGTTCCACAAGCCTCTGTCGCCGGCACTACATCGAAGCCGGAAGGGGGTCGTCCCAGCCTCTTGTGGCATGCCCACTATTGTCGCCGCCCCACGCAACACCCGGCCCGGCGGAATGGATTGTCAGTCATTACGAGCGACCCAAAAACCGGCGAGATCATGGTGGGGCCATGCCGCATTGCGTGCCTCACCGACCATCGTCGCCAGCGCCGCGAAGTCCGGCATCGCCCCGGTCTGCTGGTATGTCTTTCGCGCCGCTCGGATGGTGTCGTGCAGTTCCGGCCACGCCTGGCTCTCATCCTCGGCCTCGTGCAGATGCCCAATTGCGCGGAGACGGTGCGGGTAGCCATCCCGGTGTTCGGCGATCAGCACCCATGCCGCCCCCAGGTGCTTCTCGACGCATTCGAGGCAACTCGGCCGCGTGACGGCAGCTCCAGCGCGGGCAGCGGTCTTCGCGCCGCAGCCGCAGGGCTTCTTCTTGGCGGCGGGCGGTCGGCGGGTTTCCACCGTCACCGGCCCCAGCCAAGATTATCCTTCCAGCTCAGGCTCAGCCTTGGGCGGGGCAAAGGCGACCACCGAGAAGTGGTGGTGCGTATTAACGCTGTTCCAGGCCTCGCTGTACAGATACAACTGGCCGCTGGTCCTATCGACGCGTAATTGCAGCAGCGAGTTGGCGCTGCCCTGGCGCAGCAGCACCGTATCCATGGCCGGGCTGATGGCCGTGCGTATGCGGAGGTTGTGGATGGTGACCCAGCCCGGATTAGGATTGCCGTCCACCGGGCCATACGCGCCGCCGACCAGCAGCAAGCGTCCCCGCCAGTCGTTGGAATCCACGATGATGGGGTCAGCAAAATGCGAGCGATGCCGGAAGTAGCAGTCAAAGTTCAGCTGATCAGTTGAACTGCTGGCCGCAGGCAGGCCGTCGATGCGCACGATGGCCCAGACGCTGCCGGGGGCCAACGGCGGTTGGTTCCAGAGGATGCAGGCCCCGCCGCGCATCGTGGCCTCCAGGCCGCTGGTGATGCCATCGCCCACGTCGGCATAGGGATAGGTTTTCTCCAGATCGGGGATATTGATCTGCACCGGGCAGACTCCGGCGGCATAGGCCATGCCGATGGCCCCGGCCTTTAAGGGCTCGGCCAATACGACGAAGCGGCCCAGGTGCTCCGCTACCTGCGGCATCACGCCCACCAGCGCCACCTTGTTCTTGAAGCTGTCGAGGTTGTCCTCGGGGGTATAGATGGGCGCATCGATACCGAGGACAGCGAAGCGGTCCTGGTCGGCCCCGGAAGCGTTCTTCACCAGCACGATGCCGCTGGTGCGATAGACGGCCTGGGGGGTGCGCCCCTGGTTCTGCCGGCGGGCCCGCAGGTCCAGCGCTGAGTCGATGAAGGCGTTGTACGCCGCCGCCGGGATGCGGAGCTTGTCGCCGGCCTGGACCTTCTTGAAGCTATCGCCCATGCCGACCTCCTACGTCCCGATGCCCAACTGCGAGAAGTTGGCCAGCTCGTAGACCTTCTCGATGTAGACCGCCACGGGCTTCTTCACGAGTACCTTGGCGGCAGCGTCCTCGCTATCGGCGTAGCGCACCCACATGTATTCCCAGCCCTTCTTGTTGATCCCGCCAATGCTGCCGACGGTCAGACCGGTGACGTTGGGGCTGCCGGCGAAGCGGAAGGTGATCTCCCAGTCGGATTCGCCGCGTTTGCTGCCGCTGGCCCCCAGGAACAGGCATTCGCCCGGGGCCAGCCCACGGAAGCTGTCGTTGTTCACCTTGCCCGTGAGGTAGAAGAGCGTCCCACGGTAGGCGGGGGTGACCACCGAATCGGCCAGGTAATGGGTCTCGGAGAACTGGTAGATGGGAACCGTGATGTCCACGCCCTCGACGTTGTCGTGCGTGACGCCGACCGCGCCGCCGAAGTCGGGGGCGGTGCCGGCGGGGTACTTGGCGATGGTCTGGATGGACTGGGTGATGTGCTGGTTGCCGCCGCCGGTGTCGAAGCTGAAGGACGACTCGCCCGTCTCCGGCTCCTGGTTCTCCGGCCGGCCGTAGCGCACCAGGCCATCCCACAGCCCCGGGCCGACCGGCTCGATGTGGCCGCTCTGGCGGACCAGACCGTCGTACAACGGCGGCGTAGCCGCATGCAATGACGACTTGGCGACGATGTCGTCATCGGTGCCCTCGACGATGTAGGCTAGATCAACCTGGGCGCTCTGGCCGGTGGTCGATTCGCGGCTCTGGAACTTTTCACGCACGGACACGGGCATGGTCTGCGTCGCTCCTACTCGAAGGCCGCCTGGCCCATCTGGGCTTCCTGGACCAGCTTCTTGGTGTTCTTGGCGGTTTCCTCGGAGGCCTTGGCGATCCGGTCGGCCACCCCGCCCGCGCCCAGGCCCCGCGCTTCCATCGCGTTGAACGTGCCGGCGGCACCGATGGTGCGCTTCTCCTGAACCTGCCCCATCCCCGCCACGATCTGCTCGATCAGCTTCTGGGCCTGGGCAAGCTGGTCGCCCTTGAGGCCCAGGGTGTCGATGCGCTCGGCCATCTGCCGGCGAAGGATGGCCTCATCCAGCTTGGCGACCTGGGCCTTGTCCCCGCTCGCCTCGGCCGCCTGGCGGCGAAGCTGGAGCATGAATTCCGCAATGTCTTTGCCGTTGTCCGGCAGCTTGGCCATGTTCGCCGCGACCTGGTTCACCAGGGCCAGCGCCTGGGCCTCCTGCTGGGCCGAAAGTTTCATATCTCTCACCCGCTGGGTCTCCCGGCGACGGTACAGGTCGGCGGCGATCTGGGCGGCCTGGCCGGTGTCGCCCTGGGCCTCGGCCAGTTGACGCTGTAGATCGAGCAGATACTGCGCCGTTTCCTCGGCCTGGCGGCGGCGCTCCTCTTCCTGTCTGGCCTTCACCGCCGTCACCTGCTGCTCCGTATCCACTTGCAGGTCCGCCAGCTTCCGCTGAAGCTTGAGTAATTCATCCACCCGCCCGCCATCGGGCCGAGCCTTCTCGCCGGCAATGACCTGCTGGATCAGCTTCTCCCGCTCCTCGGCCAGTTTGCGAATCTCGGCGATCTCCCGCTCGTAGGCATCCATGCGCCTGCGGGCGGCTTCTTCCTCGATCTGGGCCAGCTTCTGCGCCGCCTCGGCGGCCGCCTTGCGGGCCTCGACCTGCTGGCGAGTGGAGACATCCCCACCCGCGGGGGCCTGGGTGCCTCCCTCGGCCAGCTTCTGGCGCAGCTTGGCGGCTTCGTCAGGCGCACCCATCACTGCATCCTGGTCCCCGGCGGCAAGCGCGCGGCGGCGCGCATGCAGGGCCTGGATCTTCTTCCACGCCACATCCACCTTCTTGCCCACCTCGTTGACCGCCTCCTCCCGGCCCTCGCCGGTAAAACTGATGAAGCGGAAGCTGATCTCCGTGCGAACGGCCTCCATCTCCTTCTCAAGCTCATCCTTGTTGCGCTTGGCTTCGGCCAGGGCGGCCTCCACTTCGGCCAGGGCGGCCTTGCGCATGGCGGCTGCGACCTTAGCGTGGGCATCGGCCACGCCCAGCAGCTTGCCGCTGGTCTTGTCCAGGACGATGCCCAGATCTCCGTACCGGCCCTGCAGGGCATCGATCAGGGAGGCCGCCTCCTTCATCTGGGCGTTGTTGAGATTCTCGCTGGCGGCAAGCTGCTCCAGCCGCTGCAGTCGCAGGGCATCGAGCTGGCGCTGGTCATCCCCCTTGGAGAGCAGTTCCTGCATCTGGTCCGAGAGCCTGGCGGTGTAGCCCGTGGCGGCCTGGAACGCCAAGCCCACCGCGCCCACCGTGGCGACGATGGCCGCCAGCACCCCCAGCACCGGATGGGCGGCCAGGAACGTCAGCGCCGTCACCAGCCCGCGCACGGCCGAGATGGCCCCGGCGATCACCACCGACAGCTTGCCGATGACGATCATCGCCACGCCCGCCCCGGCGGCAAAGGCGGCGATCTTCAGCACGATCGCGCCCACCGACACCACCAGCTCGCGGTTATCCTTAATCCAGTCGGCGATCGCCGTGGCGGCCGAGCGCACCCTGGCGACCACATCCTGAAGCACGGGCAAGAGCGCCGAGCCGATCTGGAACACTCCCTGTTTGATCACTGCCCACAGTTCCGAAAGCCGGTCCCCGAACTCCTCGGCGGCGCGGGCCTGATCCCCGCTGATCTCCAGACCCAGTTGCCGCGCCTGGGCCTGAAGCGCCGCGATGCCCGCCGCCCCATTCTTCATCAGCGGCAGGAGTTCGACGCCGGCCCGCCCGAACACATCCAGCGCCATCGCAGCGCGGAAGCTGGGGTCCTCGATCTTGGCGATCTGCTGGGAGAGCAGCTTGAACTGCTGGTCGGGGGTGAGGTTCTGCAGATCCGAGAGTGACAGACCCAGCGCTTCGAGCGTATCGACCGCCCCCTGGCCGCCCTTACTGGCCTCATCCAGCGTCTTGGCCATCCCCTTGAGGCCCTTTTCCAGCGTATCCAGGTCCGCCCCCGATTGCTGGGCGGCGTAGCCCAGCGTGGACAAAGCCTCGATAGAGACGCCCGTTCTGTCGCTGGCATCCACGAGCTTGGAGCCCATGTCGGCAAAGAGCTTGGTCACCGCGCCCAGCGGTGCCAGGATCGTCGTGCCCAGGCCCAGGAGCTTGGTCCCGATGTCGCCGATGGCCTGGCCAAACGCCTTGAGCTTGGCCGAGGCGGCGGCCAGGCCTCGACCCAGGGCTGTGGAATCCGCGCCGATCTCGACATACGCCTTGCCGGCTTTGACCGCCGATGCCGATGCCATGCTCTTAAGCTCCTCGAACGCTCTTGCCCCACAATGTCGGCAGCTTGGGAGTCTCCTTCTCCAGGGCCGGCCCCATAAAAGGCCTGGCCTGGTAGGTCGCCACGCGCTTTCCCTTGCGTTTTCCCTTGCTCCTGCGGGTGACCTTGCCGCCAAACTCCAACAGCGCCGGCGCTTCGCCTTCGCGGAAGCGCGCTGGGCCAATCACCACGGACTGGTGGACCGGGTCATAGGCGAACCAGATCAGTCGACGCAGGCTGCCTTCGTGGCTGGAGGGGGGCTGGCCGGGTGAACTGATCTTCCGCCGCTTGCGGATAAGGTTGCGGGCCGTCTGGCGCACGAAGGCCCCGGCCTTGGACAGGGCGGCACGAGTCTGCTTGTCCAGCACGGACACGACCGCCGCCTTGTCGAAGAACAGCAGCTTGGCCTTGAGCGTCACCATGGCGCAGATGCATCCTTCTCGGTTACGAACACCTTAAGCACGCCGATGTCCGCCTTCAGGGGCTGGGCCTCGCGCCTTTGGCCGTCCATCGGGTGAAAGTCGTTCGGCGTAAAGGCCCGCGACCTCTTCGGATCGCGATTGACGTTGGCGATCAGCGCCAGGACCGAGGCCGTATGGTTCCACTGGTCCCGCCTTCGTCCCTCGGCCATCCACAGCAGTTCCCGCAGCGTCAGGGGGCCGGGGTCGACGCCGCAGATGCCGGCGAGCTCGAAGATGAGCTGCCAGGCACGGTCGAGCCCAGGATCTCTGCCAGGCGCTGGTCCAGTTCGGGTGAGTCCAGGCGAGACTCGGCGTGACCGATCGCCATCGCCTCCAGGCTCTTGAGCTTGGCCAGCGCCTTGGCCAGCACCCTCCGCCGGCCCAGCGGGAAAAAACCCACCAATTCCTCCAGCAAGGCGGTCGTCGCGGCATCGATGGCGTCGCCGGCCATGGCGCGGCCGAACTCCTCATCCGATACCTTGGCCTGGTCGGCCTGCGGCTTGCACAGGGCATAGACGCAATCGCACAGCAGGACCGGGTCGGCGATCAGCTTCTGAAGCAGCTGGCCATCCACGATGCCCAAGAGATCCACGCCCACCAGCGTGCGAGCGCGGCGGATGGCATCGACATTGATGGTGATGCTCCAGGAGCGGCCGGCGTTGTCGGTGAAGGTCTTCATGTGCTGATCCTCCGTGCCAAGGCGCTGACGGTGTCCTCAGGCAGATTGGCCACACGCAGGGCCAGCGCGCCCAGACCCTCGCGGATGTTGTTGACAACCGCCAGCAGGTCGGTGACGCCGGGCGTCTGGGCGGGCGGTGCCGTGGTCGATGGCGTAGTTGGCGTCACCGACGCCGCCGCCAGCTGCACGATTCTCGCCCCCGGCACGCGCACGGCCACATCCGAATCGATCAGCTCCACCTTGGCCACGCTCACGCCCCCCTCGCGCGGGGTGACCGTAAACCCGTGGCAGTTGCGCAGCCGCAATACGTCGATCTGCACGCCGGGCTTGAGCACCACGTCGCGCTGGGCGACCGAGGGCTCCATGACGACGCTGTCCAGCTCAAACTCGCTATAGCGGCCCGGCTGCACCAGCACCCCCATTGCAGACCCATCGCCGTTGCGGAAGGTCAGCCGCTGCAATAGGGCCCGGGCCTGGCGGTTGCCCGGCAGGGAGCCGCTGATGTAGACAAAGTCCGTGTGCGATTTGCCGTCGTTGCGGGCCACGCCGTCGATCAGCCCGTCATGCACCCACAGCGTGTGATACCACCAGCCGTCGGGATAAGCCGCGGCGCTCATCAGCTTCTGCGGGTCTGCGCCCTCGCCGCGCTTGGCGATGATGTAATCGGCAGCGGAGACCAGCTCGACCTTGACGGCGCTGTCGTTGAAGAGATTGCGGATGACGAAGTCGCCGATCTCACAGACGCACAGGTGGTCTGGCAAGATCCAGGGCCGACGACGAAGAGGGCTGCCTTGCAGGTTAATGGACATAGCTGTACCTCGCAGAATGTTCAGGGGCTCACAGAACCGGGCTCTGCACGACCGTCCTCACGGGCCGACCGTCTTCCAGATCGGCGCATTGGCCGAGTAGGTGGGCTTGGCCGTCACCTTCACGCTGAGCGCTTCTTCCAGCGGCTCGTCGCGGCTGAAGTCGGTGATCATGCAGTCGGCCCACAGCCCCTGGCTGCCGGCCGTAGCGATGTCGCCGTCCATCGCGGCAAGGCCGATGAGCGTGTTGGAGAAGTAGGCGGTCTTGATGGCCGTAAACCCGGCATCGGCCGTGTCCCAGACCATCTCGAACTCCATCGAGCCTTCCTTGAGCGTGCCGGCCGTGGCCTTCCAGCCGTTGTTGGCGCGGGTGGTGACATCCGCCTCGCCCTTGGTCAGCGAGAGCGTGACGTTCTTGACGTTGGTCAGTTCCACCCAGGTCGGGGTGCCGCCGATGCCGGCGACGCAATAATACAGTTTGGCGTCGAGGCCGAGTTTGACACTCATGGTGTTGTCCTTTGCGGAGGCTTCGCCTACCGCGTCACGGAAGCCGGCCCCCATGCGGGGCAGGCCATCCTGGGTTCTTACTGCTTGCCGACTTCGTTGGCGATGCCCGCGCGGATGAAGCACGCCTGCGCGGCCGCCCACACCGCCGCCAGCAGCGCCACGCCGTCGATCTGTCCGTCAGCCCAGGCAGCCACGGCACCCAGCAGGCCCAGGGCCGCTGTGAGATAAGCCTTCTTGCCCTTCAGAAAATCACGAATCTTGTTCATGGGTATTTCTCCGAAACACTTCCCGACCGCATCAGCGATCCGGTTAAACTGTTCACGGCGCGGCAGCGGTCCCAGCAACCGCCACGCCGGGTATCCGTTGGTCGCAAAACCCGGCCACCACGATGCTCAAGAGCGCCTTGGTCGCCAGCACCCCGCACTCGCGCAGGAAAGCCCCCGCGTCCGCCCAGCGCTGCGCCATGGCGGTGGTGCTGGTCACATCCTCGGCCGCGCCCTGTCCGAGCGCCGCCCAGGAGGCATCGCGACCATAGAACTTTCGCCAGGCCTCCCGATTCTTTCCCGCGGCGAATAGATCGATGATCTCCAGCAGCGCCTGCTGGCCCAGGTCGGTGCCCAGTTCCTCCAGCCTCGCGCGGTTCCTTGCCAGGAAGTCCCTGGCAAACGGGTTGTCGGCGATCACCGCCAGGGCCTTCTCAGCGTCGAACGTGGTCATGTTCACTTACCTCCTTCGGCCGGCACATCGTCCTCAGGCGTCCACGGCAACGTTGTCGGTCGCCTGGCCGGGTGCGCATAGGTCGCCTTGCGCCAGTGGCAGGCATCCGACAGGTTCACGGCCGCACGCCGCTCGTTCTCGATCACCCACGCGGCGTCCAGGGCGTTGGCCTGAAGATCAGCCGCCGTGCCGGCGTTGACCTTGTCGGCCAGAGCCGACATGACGGCGGCGCGATGGTCCACCGTCGCCCGGTCGGCTGCGCATCCGCCGGCGCTTCCGATGATCAGCACCACCATCCACATCGCAGCGAACTTCCATGCGGTCTTGCTCATAACGGTTCCTTTCCGCCCTCACTTTGCCGGGATCGCCTTGAGCGCCTCGGCCTTGAGAGCCGCATCGTCGATGTTGGCCGACCAAACGATCAGGCCGCGCCACTGCTGCTCCTTGAGGGCTTTGACCAGCGCCGGGGCCTTGGCCTTCCACACCCTGCGGATGTAACTCGCCTCCGCGGGCTTGTAGCGGTCGCGAGTCCCCATGAACTCGATCAGCAAACAAGGCTTCTGGGCCAGCCCCAGTCGCTCCAGGACGAGCTGGCGAGGATTGGACGGGGCCTCCAAAATGGCCGGGAACTGGGCCAGGTTGTAGACCGCCCAGCCATCAAAGCCGGCCAGATCGTTGCCGAAAGACTGTGGCCAGGACTTCTCCGTCCTGCGCGTCAACCAGTTGGTGGCCGAGACCGCCAGAAGCACCGGGGCGTCGGACACCAGACGGATCGCCTTGACCGCCGCCAGCGTCTTTTGGGCGGCGTCGGGGTAATCCTCCGGCCGGACATCGGCGGCGTGGTAGTGTCCCACCACGACCGCGACGATGTTGGCCCCGGCCAGCACCCCCAGCGCCTTGACCGACAGCCCGCTGGGCTCGGCGATCACGATGTATTTCTCGTCGGGATGTGCGGCGGCGTAATCGACGGCCTCCCCGGAGCGGTCCACGAACCGCAGCACGCGGATACCGCAGGGCGATGCGATCTTCTGCAGCGCCGCCGCGTCCTCGCGGCTATGTTCCACCCGCGAGTTGCACCCGACGGCCGTGAAGAACTCCGGCAGCGTGCGGGCCTGGCCCGCGTCCCGGAGCGTCAGGCCCGAAGCCGTCAGCAGGTGGCGCAGGGCTGGATCGTCCTCACAGGAAAGCACCAGGCGCATGAATCGCCCGCCGTCGATTCCACCGGCGTCCAGCGATTCGGGCAGCGTCAGCCTGACGGCCGCGCCGACCTGAGGCATGGCCGAGGTGCCCACCTTGGCGACCAGGGGCGATGAAGGGAACGGCGCTGTCAGCTTGGCGGGGACCGCCGGCCAGACGCCCAGGTCCTTTGCCTGCGGCCCCACAACTGCCGGCGGGGCGGACAGGATCACCGGTTGCGGCCCGATAGACACCGGCGGGGCGGACAGGGTCACCGGTTGCGGCCCCACAACCGCCGGCGGGGCGGACAGGTCCACCGGTTGTGGCCCGATAGACACCGGCGGGGCGGACAGGACCACCGGTTGCGGCCCCACAACCGCCGGCGGGGCGGACAGGGTCACCGGTTGTGGCCCCACAACTGCTGGCGGGGCGGACAGAATCACCGGTTGTGGCCCGATGGATACCGGCCAGACGCCCAGGTCCCTTGCCTGCGGCCCTACAACTGCCGGCGGGGCAGACAGAATCACCGGCTGCGGCCCCACAACTGCCGGCGGCGCGGACAGGGTCACCGGTTGTGGTCCGATGGACACCGGCGGGCTGGATAGGATCACCGGCTGCGGCCCGATGGATACCGGCCAGACGCCCAGGTCCCTTGCCTGCGGCCCTACAACTGCCGGCGGGGCAGACAGGGTCACCGGCTGCGGCCCCACAACTGCCGGCGGCGCGGACAGGGTCACCGGTTGTGGTCCGATGGACACCGGCGGGCTGGATAGGATCACCGGTTGCGGCCCGATGGATACCGGCGGGGCGGACAGGTCCACCGGCTGCGGACCCACAACTGCCGGCGGGGTGGACAGGTCCCCCGGTTGCCGTCCGATCGATACCGGCGGACTGGATAGGATCACCGGTTGCCGCTCGATGGACACGGGCGTGGCGGGCAGCGCCGGGAGCCCGACAACCGCTGTCGCCGGGCGTTCGCCCAGCGACACGCCCAGCGTGACCTTCGAGCGATCCACGGGCACCTTGGGCCGCACGGCCGCAGGAGCGGTCGTAGCGGCTCCCAGGCTGGCCACGATTAGGATTGTCCCGAGTGTTCCTGTCATTGGCTCACCATGTCCGCAACGGGATTGATCGCGGTCTTGCCATTGACGAAGTGGATGAACTCCAGCGCCTTGCCGTTGTAGTGCTGCTCCCTGCAGCGGATGGCACCGGCCGCGGAGTTGATCCAGGTGACGTAGTCGGCGTCGGTCTCGGCTGCTTTGGCCCTGGCGTAGGCCTCGCGGTAGGCGGCGGCGTGTTCGCCTTTGAGCAGCGGGACGAGCCACGCCGACAGCGGAGCGTCCTTCAAGTTCTCCGCCAGGGCTTTGGCCTCATCACTCACCCGTAGCGGACGGGCACTGCCGCCCTTGGTGAGCTGGTCGGCCAACGCCAGGAGCGTTTGCGAATGGAGCCTGCCCTCGGTCTTGCGAAGCTGGAGCTTGCGGCCATCCAGCACCTGCTGGGCGGTGAGTCCGCAGCAGAGGGCCACATCGTCAGCCGGCAGGATGTGGGCAAGGGCCCTGGTCGCCAGCACCACGTCGCGGCTGACCTTCAAGTACTCCAGCGCCTCGCCCTTGAGGTCCTCGGTACGCTTGAGCGCCACCAGCAGCGTCATACGGCGATCGCGCATCGACTCGGGTGAAGCGGCCTTGCCCATGTAGTCCAGGCAGGCCCGCATCGCCGCATCGTGCTGCTTGTCTGCGACCAGCACGGCGTAAAGGACGGTGAACGCCGGGTAGCTCGATTCGTCAACGGCCAGGGCCGTCTTGGCGAGTCCGATCTTCGCCGCCGGCTCGGCCTCCAACCCGATGAGGTCCAGGCAGCCGGCGACGATGGCGGCCCGGCGCTGGGCGGGCACAGGCGCAGTCAGGCGCTTGGTCTCCTCGGCCAGAGCCGCGGCGCGGCCGGCCAGGAACGCCGCCGCCTCCGCGTGCTGGCCCGACCTCCACATCAGGTTCACCAGCGCCCGCGTGTTATCGGCCCAGACGACGTCCTTGACCGCCGAGGCCTCCAGTTCGCTCGCCTTGGCCAGAGCCGTTGCCGTGTCCTTGGCGTTGGCGGCCAGCCTGACCGCGACCGACAGCTCCGTATTGCTCGGCCGACTGGTCTGCGCCAGCGCGGTCTGCGCCGCCGCCGTGGCCATCACCGCCAACATCACCATCGCCCTCAGAATCAACGCGTGCATCCGCATGTTCGGTTCCTTTCCCAAAAAAGGGTTTAACGGGTCCTGCTACTTCAGGCGTGGGCAGTAGACCCACACCAGGTGCTTGTCTTGAATGCGCCCGTCGCTGGTGCCGGGCGTATGGCCGTGGGAGTCCACATATCGCTCGTCGGTCACATCGCTGCCCACGCCGTCTTCCGTTCCGTTGTCCCATCGCTCCAGGCCGCCCGCGGCGGCCATGAGGTTCGTGTTGCCGACGATGTCCACCACCCGGATCAGAAGCAGCCAGGACTCGCCGGGCTTGATCGGGATGGTGCGCCCCTGCAAGAGGTCTCCCTGCCAGGTGGAGGTCTGGATCGCGCCGGGCGGATACGCAATGCCCCATCCCACGACGTTGCCGCCGGAGCCGTCGCCGCCATTGGCACTGGGGTGAAGTTCCACCAGCTTCACCCAGGCCGTGGTCGCGTCCTGGGCGTCGGCCACGCCGTTGCCGTTGGTGTCCAGCCAGCCCCAAATCTGGATGAGTTGCACGTTGGCGTTGGCCTGCCGCTGGGTTGTGCCCTGGACGCCAATGTGGGCATAGCCCCGCAGCGTGGTGATCTGGCCCACGTCGCGGTTCAGCCAGTACGTCCCGAGGCCGTCCGTGATGTCGCGCAGGTGCGTGGGAGTCTCTTTGTTAAAGGCTTCCGCCTGCCCGTGTAGTGCGGTCGCCTCGGCCGGGTCGTATTCGATGGCAGCGAACGGGGGCACGAGGTTCAGGCAGGCCAGCGCCGCCTGCACCGTCAGAAGGGCGGCCGCCGCGGCCAGGATCATGCCCGCCGCTCCGGGGGTCGCCCAGCGCGATGGATCGCGTTTGGGGTTGCCGTTACCAGAGGATGATTTGGTCATGGTGGACGCTCCATTCCTGATGACCGCGCTGCTTCTGCGACGAGCGGCGGATGTACTTGCGGCCGGGAACGAATCGGGCCAGGGCGGCGGCGTTCAGGGGCACCAGCAGCAGGCCGCTGTTCATCGCCGGATCGGCTTCGGACAATCGCGTGGCGATGCCGTCGGCCGTCAGGGCGGTGATCGCGCCGGGAACGGCGCGGTAATCCACGCGGGCGAAGAGGCCCGCGAACGAGACGCTGGTGTCGCCCGACAGCAGCGGCGCGGCGAAGGCCGGGTCAGATAGCTCGGCCACCGCAAAACGCACATCCCACACGCAGTCCTCGATCCCCTCGGTGTGGTAGAGCGGAAAGGCCAGCAGATCGCCGTCGGCCTGGGCCGAGGAGGTCATCGCCCACACCAGAATCGCCCCGGTGGCCTGGTCCTGCTGCAAGTCGGTCGATTGAAGCCATCTGCGTTGGAAGGCCATGGCGGTCTCCGCTAACTAGCGCACCACGCGGTACGTGAAGGTCAGGACACTGGTGAAGACCTGCTTGGTCTCCAGGTGCTCCGGGGAATAGACCGGCACGTTCTGGGTCTGGGTCCACAGCGCCTCGGGCAACGCCCAGAGCCGCCGCAGGCGGAAGAAGTCGGCGATCTGCTCGACCAGCGTCATCAGACCGTCCAGCTCGGCAGCATCGTCGGGGCTGACCTTCTTCTGCACGGCCACATCGATGCTCACATCGTGCTGGTTGGCATTACGCATGAGCCCCGTGACGGCGATACCCTTGGGCACGACCGACACCCGCAGTGTCTTGAGCTCCGCCAGGTCAAACTGCGGGCGGTAGTGCCGCGACGCCGTGAAGGCCTGGGCAAAGGTGCCCGCCGGAGCGTCGTTGAGCTCCATCACCAGGGCGTCGGCGATGTCAGTGATCAGGGCCATCAGGGCTTCCTCGGCTGTTCGAGGGTCTGGCGAATCCACCGTACGTCAGCGGCGATCTCGCTGGTTTGTTTCTCCAGAGTGCGCAGCCGGGCCTCATGGTCGGCCACGGTGTTGCGCTGCTCGCGAAGATCGTGCAGAGCGTCGGCCCGCTCGGCCGATGCCGCCCACACCGCGCCGATGACCGTCAGCGACCAGGTCACCAGCACCGCAATCTCCGGCACCCAGCGCAGGAGGCGATGTTTGCTCAGACTGGTCATGGCGTGGCCTCCACGTCGATCTGCTTGGTGTGAATCCGCAGCGTCCGGCGGTACGGATCGCTGTAGCGCCACACCGGCTCGTCACCCGGGGCCATGATTTCGTAGGTGAACATCACGCCGTCCTGCAGTTCCTGAATCCGGTCGCCGCGCCGGGGGAGCACTGGCCCGCCGTCCAGCACCAGGTGGGCGGCGCGGATCAGGTAATCCCGCGACTCCACCTGCAGCGCCGCGCCCTCGCCGTTGTCGACGGCGAAGACGGTCTGCCCAATGGTCGCTGTCACTTCGACGGTGTCAGCGCCGCGCTGGTAGATGACCGTGCGGGACATGAACTTCTCCCGCTGGTCTTCCAGCCACGCCGAGGATTGCTCGAGCAGATCCGCCACGATTCCCGTCTCCGAAAGGTGATCCGCGCCGGGTTACTGCGCCAGCCGCACGCGCACCGTCGCGTCCGCGTCGGCGGCCGCCTTGACGGTCTTGCCCAGGAACTTGTTGGTCCCGGTCTCACTGTCGGTCTTGGCCTGGCCGTCGCCCGCATCCCAGTAGACGCTCACGCCGGCGGCGATGGCTGTGCCGCCGCCCGTGGCCTTGGGGAAGTCAAAGATGCCGCTGACGGCCAGACTGCCCAGCGTGTTGGCGGCGATGGGGCGCTTGGCCACGCCGATCAGATCGTTCTGCACGACCACCGCCCCGGCGGCGACATCCGCGCCGGGGGTATAGTCGATGCTGTCGCCGTCCTGAATGAAGTTCGCCATGTTCGGTTCTCCGTAAGAAGTCTGGAGTCTGCCTCGGGGTCCACATCCCAGCGCCCCGGGCACGAGATGCCCGGGGCGCTGGGGGCGTGGCTTACGCCTCGCCCTTGCTCTTCACGCCGCCACGGGGGTCCTGCAGGGCGACGCCGAAGTCGTGGTATCCGCGCATTTGTATGCCTAAATATTTGAAGTCCGCCTCGGCCGATTCGATGGTCGGGCTCTCCTGACCATTGAGGAACGCGACCTCGATCACCGGCAGGTCGTTGGGGTCCGAGAGCAGATACCAGGCCTTCTGGCTGTTGCCGGTGTACTTGGTGTTGCCCAGATAGCGGCTGACCTCCACGCGGAACTTGCCCTGGTGGGGATTGGCGATCGGCGTCTTGGTGTTGGCCGTGGTGTCGCGGATTTCCAGGCTCTTGTAGAGCTGCGTGCCCAGGGCCGACAGCGCCGTCGGCACCAGCATGATCGCGGGCATCACGCCGATGGGCTTGCCGTCGGCGTCCACCTGGTCCAGGAACGTCTGCTCAGCGGCGCTCAGGGCGTCGATGCCCAGGACCGTGGCCGCGCCGGTCAGGTAGTTCTTGTTGCCGGCGGTGAAGAAGGCGGCGCTATTCAGGAAGATGGTCCAGAACACGTCGTTGATCTTCAGACCGCTGCCGCGCCCGAGCTTGCGGGGGACCGTGGTGATGGCGCCCAGGTCGTCGTTGATGATGTCCCGGCGGTCCACACCCAGCATCAGGCCGTAGGTGTCGGCCTTGTTGGTGTAGGTCTCGTTGCCCAGCGTCCCGTGCTTGAGCTCCCCACCGGGCGCCACCTGCTCGTACTGGTCGGTGCCGATCAGCCGGTAGCTGGTCACCGTCTTAAAGTCCGACACGTTGCGGATGGCGCAGATGTTCCGCCAGGCGCGCTCCACCGAGAAGAAGCCCTCCAAGAGGAACCTGTTGGCCACGTTGCTGAGGATTCCGCCAATATCGATGGTGCTGAAGCCGGCGTTCACCGTCGGGAATGCGGCCTGCATTACCGCCTTGGAATCGCGGAAGCTGCGGCCGGTGTATCCGTTGGCCCAAGCGGCCTCCAGGAGCAGTTCTTGCAAGCCGATGGCCCGGTGGAAGCGCTGGTCGGCCGCTTCCAGGGTCTTGGCCTCAAAGAGCTTCTCAAGGCCTTCGAGCCGAGCGCTCATGTAGCACGCCGCCTCAAGCACTTGGGCCGTGACACCGCCATCGTCACCGCGAACGATGATGCCGGGGGCGCCAGTGGTGACCGGAGGGATGGGCCGGCTGGCGCGCAGCACCTCCAGCTCCGTCTTGGTCGGGTCCCAACCCTCGGCGATGGCCTTGGCCTCGATGTCCGTGAAGCGGTTGCTGCAATGCGCCGGCGCGCATATCTTGCGAATGGCGGCGATGCGATGAGTTTCCGCCAGCGCCTCAGCGCGGAGCTGGTCAGCCGACTTCTCCGCAGCCGCCGACGGCAACTGAGGCGCAGCGGCCGCCTGAACAGTCGCGGGAGCCGAAGCCGCTGCGGCCTGGACCGGCGGCGCGGCGGGCGATGCAGCAACCGGGGTTGCGGCCGGCGCGGCCGGGGCGGCCGGAGCGGGGGTCGACGGGGTCGTGGGCGTGCTTGCATCCATAGTCGGGTTCTCCTTGTCTTGAGCCGAGGCCGCCACGTGGGCGGCGACTGCGTTTACGCTGGCCGAGGTGTTTCCGTCGGCGCCGAGGTCCACAAAACTGATCTCACCGAGCGTCGCCTTGCGGATGACGTTCACCGGGCCATCGAACGTGCGACCGTTGACGATGGCCTTCTGGGCTTCCTTGACGAACTCGAACTCCTCCACGGCGGCGCCGATGCTGGCCTGCCAGGGGAATCCGTTCTTGCTGGAGACGACGATCTCCTTGGCCGCCGGCGTGTCGCGCGAGACCAGGCCCGTGGCGACCAACTGCCCACCCTCAACGCGGATGGCGTCGGTGTGTCCCACTCCGGAGGACGCGTCGTGCCCGAAGCGGATGGGCCGATGCTGGCTGGGGATCGCCAGGCCGGCCAGATCCACCACCACCGGGTAGCGCCAACCGGCGAGGCGCATCGGCCCGCCGGTGTAGGCAACCATGCGGAAGCGCGGCAGCGCCACTTTGCCATCTCCACTGGCGGCTTCGGCTTCGATTTGGAACTGCGCCGCCAGCTCAATCGGCGGCGCGGTCGTTTTGAGCGCTTGGCTCATCGTCGTTCTCCTGGTTGGCAGGTTCCGTGGGCGCCGCCGTCGCCGGTGCGGCCGACAGCCCCAGTTGGTTCATCAGCGCCACTTCCTTGGCCCGCTGGCGCAGCTCGGCCTCCCAGTCGCGGCCCTGTCGGGCGTACTCGTAGGCGAGGGTGGTGGTGTGGCTGGCCAGGCGCGTGGCCTGGGCATTGGCTTCCTTGGCCGGGTCGACATGCTCCATCCCGTCCCAGAACCACTGGTGTTCGGGCAGGGCGCCGGTGCGGCGGAGGGACTGTGGCAGCAGGCCCTCAACGAGGGTGGCTTCATCCAGCCACGCGCGGAGCAGCGGGTCGAGGACCACGCGGCCCATGTGGGCCTGGTCCACGCGGATGGACTTGTAGTAGGTCTGGTGATCGAGGCGGCCGGAGGCGTAGTTGTAGCCCGAGGAATTGCCCGCCGCGACGTTGAACGGCATGTTCAGGCAGCGGGCGATCTCGTTGAGAATCTGCGCCTTGAACTCCCCATAGGTGGTCGCGGGCTGCTCGGCCGTCACCTGGCCCAGTTTCCAGCCGCCGGGGAGAACCGTCGCCATGCGGCGTTCCAGTTCCACCAGGTCCATGGGCTCGACCGGATCGGCCTCGCCGTTGGCCGGTGCATCGGTGTAGAGGACGGCCGCGAAGTCGGCGGCGGTTTCGGCGGCCGCGATGACCGCCAGGGTGTAGCGCCGCAGCTGCGCAAAGAGGGGCAGCGCCGGCGTGATCTCCGGCACACCCCGGTTCTGCCCTGGGCGGTCGGTGCGGAAGTAGTGGAGGATCGAACCGGCGGAAACGCGGTCAAAGCCGCGGAACGCGCCCAGCGCGCTGCCATCACCGGGGTGGGAGCGGAGGACGTGATACTCCACCGGGTTGCCCAAGGCATCCAGGACGATGCCATCGATCCCAGTGGCCAGGCCGGTGATCGGCGTGGCGACCTGGTCGGCTTCGATCAGACGCAGGTCCAGCTTCACCGCCGTCTCAAGGAGTGGGTTGGCGGTGAGCATGGCGAACACCTCGCCGCTCTCGGCACGGGCCATGCGCATGGTGCGGAGCTTCTCGGCCAGGCGTACCGCTTCGGCCCATTGCACGAAGGCTTGCTCGACGGTGCGGTTGGCAGCGTCGTCAGGGGTCAGGAGTTGGAGGCGCGGGCCGGTGCCCACCACGTCATTGGCCAGCGTCAGCACGATCCCGCGGGCGTAAGAGTTGTTGGCCACTTCGTAACGGGAACGGGCGCGGAGGATGCGGCGCACGGTGGGGTTGTTGGCGGCGTTGGCCGAGAGATGGTCGGCGTTCGCCCAGTGCCGGCGGTTTTCTTCGGTCGTGGCGGCCGCGTCATAACGGCCCAGGACCACGCGCCGTCCCGCGAGCATCGCGCCAGCAGCGCGCGTCGCCCGCAGGGGCTCCGAGCGCGAGAAGATGTTCTTCAGGAATCCGAGCATCCCGTCTTCAGTCCGTTCCAGGGGGCACCAGCTTCTTGAAGGTCGCGCCCAGGCCCTTCTTCTTCGTGGCGTTCTTGCTGGCCAGATACCGGTCGGCGGCGATTTGGTCGGGCAGCGAGTGCTGCTCCATCTCGGCGCTGTCGCCCTTGGCCCGCTTGGGGCCGGCGGCGTTGTCGCGGATGCTGTCTTGGAGATCCTCAGCCACGCTTGGGCTCCTTGGGCGTCGTGAACGCGTCCGCCATCGCCAGGCCCGGGTCCAGTTGGTCCAGTCGATCCAGCGGCACACCGTGGTCGCTCAGGTGCTGGCGGAACACCGCCTTGAAGCACCGACGCTCCCCTTGGCGTCCCGGCAACCGGTGTCCCTTGAGCTTCCCGCTGTCGATCCAGCGGATGACTGTCTGCTGGGCACAGCCCAGCACTCGGGCCATCTCGCCGGTGGTGTAGTAGTCGCGGGGTGTCAGTTGGCGCATGCGACCTCCCGCATCCGCTCGCATGCAGCCTTGATCCGTTGCGACACCCGTGAGGCGGACATGCCGTGGAGGGCGCCAATCTGGTCCTGGGTCAATTCGTCGAAGTAGTACTCCCGCACCATCCGGCGTTCGGTGGTTTGCACACAGCTCAAGAGGTGCTCGACCTGTTCGTGGCATTCGAGGGCCGCGCCCACCGGTTCCTGGTTCTCACTCAGCACGTCGCCGAGGGTGACCTCGCGGCCGTCGGTGTCGAGGACGCGCTTCGCGAGCGACATAACGACCGGAGGCCGGCGCCCACGGCTACAGCCCTGGCGACCGCGCAGGCCATCGAGCATGGCCCCGTGAATGCGCTTGGCGGCATACGTCGTGAAGGCCACGCCACGCTCAGGGTCGAATGACCGCGCTGCCATCAACAACCCTAACAAGGCGTCGGATTCAAGAGCATCGGCATCCACATGAGGTGGGAGCGATTGCCCAAGCCGTTTGGCCAGGCCCCGGGCGAAGCCCATGTGCTGCTGAACCAGGCGGTCGCGATGGCGGCGACGATTGATCATCACCTCCCAAGCATCGTGAGTGAGTGACTGGCGCATGAGCGATTCCCGTGGACCAGAAGAAGATCGTTCGACTTATCGAATGGACTGTCCGCCCCGGCGCGGTCAGGAGATCTGCTCGCGGGTGCAGACGCGCCGGCCGCAGTGTCGGCACTCGCGGCGGCGCATGAGCACTCCCTTGGGCAGCCGCTTGAGATAGACCACGCGGAAGTGCTGGCAGCCGCACTTGGGGCAGACAAGCCCCTTGAGCTCAGGCGCAGGCCCGGAAGGCCG